CCACAAGGTCCTGTTGGTCCGCAAGGCCCTAAAGGCGACAAAGGGGAACAAGGTCCGGCAGGTCCGCAAGGTGTAGCGGGTATTCAAGGTGTAGCAGGTCAACAGGGAGCGCGAGGTCCTGCAGGTCCAGAAGGTCGAGAGGGTCCAGAGGGTCCGCGTGGTCAAGGTTTTGAAGTGTCTGGGATGTATTCATCTCTAGCTAATGCAGAAATAGCTTTAGCGAATGAAACAGGGACATTTTTCTTTTATATTTCTAGCCCAGATAATCCTACTGAAACGGGTAATGTATATTTGTTTGATAACGGGCAGATTATTTATCAATTTACAGCTAACGGAATTCAAGGTCCAGAGGGTCCGCGTGGTCCTGCAGGTCCGGCAGGTCCGCAAGGTCAGCAGGGATTAATCGGAGCGACAGGTCCGCAAGGTCCGCAAGGATTACAAGGTGTAGCGGGTCCTATGCCGACATTAAATGATGCTACGACTACTTCTAAAGGCGTTGTACAAGTCGGTGAAGGTCTTACTGTTAATAATGGTGTTATTTCTGTAACGGGCGGTAGTAGTGGAGGCGAAAAAGGCTTATTAGTAGCCAAAAACAATGCCAATATAAGTTTTACAGCTGCGGCTCCAATTGTTTTAACTAACATTACTCAAAGTAGAGGCGGATTGACTTATAATAGGGATAACGGAGGTTTTAACGTACAAGCCGGAAAGACTTATCGTATACAATTCCAGGGTACATTCCAGGGTAGTGGTAGAGTAGAATATCGTTTGACTAGAGTAGATAACGGGGACTTTATAAGCACGAATTTCGGCTTAGTAAACGGTAATGCAAGTGGAGCACAACAAAGAGGTGCTTATACTTATTTAGATTACTATACACCAACAGTTACAACAGCAATAAAAATGAGTGTGACGGCTCACGCGACAGCAACAATGATATTATTAGGTTATACGGGAATACTTACTGTAGAAGAAATATAATAAAAAGCCCCTCCTTAAATGGTAGGGGCTTTAAATCTATTCTCTTCCTTCGAAAGCGTCTAATAAAACCGTACCATCTTTTATTAATAGCAAAATATTTTCGGCGTTGTAAGGGTTCATAATAGCGTGACCATATCCATCTCCTAGCTTTTCTGTAGTAGCTAGAGTGAGGCTTCTCATACCATCCACTACCTTATACCATTCGTCTAAAGGTAGGCGTTCTTGCATCATATCGACTAAGTCTTTATTGAAAGTTTGATTTACTGGCAAGAAGATAAAGCATTTTTCTTTCTCGTTGTAAGTAACTACGAATTGACCGTTTAAATCATTGTTGTAAATTTCCAGGATGTCATTAACAGTCGCATCCACTTTTTTCACCTCTTTTTTAACAGCTTTCTCGACCGTTTCTACAGGCTTTTGCTCTTCCTCTACTATAACATCAATATCAGACCCCTCGCAAGCGTACAGTAAAGCAGATAGTGTTAAAATACCGATTAATTTAGTTTTCATTTTAATTTCCTCCATATATTAGGTTTTAAGGGGCTTTATTGCCCCTGTAATCAATCTTACCATTTAATCCATTATTTATTCGTAATCATTTTTTTAAACTCGTATAACGCTGTTGGCGCGTCTGGAAACGGGATAATATTTTTCGTACCATCCTTATACTCTTCTACAATCCTTTTTGATGTCTTCTCGTAAGTTATAACGCAATTATGAGTAACTATTGTAAAGTATTGTTTCATTTTAAATACCCCCTAAAGTAAATTGCCCGTATTGATTTTTAACCTTTTGTTCAACGTCTATAAAAGTGGGGTTCCAGTCTGTATTGTTAAAGCTATAATAATACTTTTCGGCTACTTGCTTGAAGGACTTTTGAAAAGCCCCTCCTTTGTTATAAGTAATAACCTTGCCTTTTTTTAATTCTAAGATTAATTGTTTTGCATTCATTTTAATTTCCTCCTTAATATAAGTGATTTTGGTGTTTATCGTAATCATACATTTCCAAAACATTATCTAGTTGTTCGTCGTGGAAAACAGCAATATGTGTATCTAAAAATTCTAAGTCTGTATCTAAACAAGTTAGAAAGTATGTCGCGTATTCTTGATGAACAATCACCTCCGATTTTTCTATAATGAATAAATTACCTTGCGTATCTTTTGTGAACATTTTAATTTCCTCCTAGTGGGAATCGCGTTCCCTTGTTCGTAAGACAACTTTACCATATATAATTATATAACGTCAACTATTTTGTTAAAACTTTTTAAAACTTTTTTTAGTGTATAATGGAAATAGGGGTAAAACCTAATAAATACAAGGGGTTGTGACTATTGAAAAAATACAAATACTTACAAGATTTATATAGTATTTCGCAAGGTCGATTAATTAAAAAGGGTGAAATAGTGGAAATTGAAGACCCAGAACTAATTGAAACGTTCGATCGATTCGCTAATAGCGCCAAAGGTTTTTACGAAATCGTAGAAGTAGAGAAACCTAAAAAAACTCGCGTTAAAAAAGTAAATACAGAAAAAGAAGGTGAATAAGTTGTATTTAACTTATGATGAATATTCTAATTTAAGTAGTAACCCATTACCTTTAGATAAATTCAATTCATTACTTGCTAGCGCTTCGTTTACTTTAGATTCGATTACGAATTACTTCTATATAAAGGTCGATTTAGAGAATGACTATCCACAACGTAGAGATGCTTTTAAAAGAGCGGTTGCCGTTACTATGGACTATTACACTTCTAAAGGCGGTACGGAAATGTTTACTGAATCAACAGCGCAATCTGTAACTATCGGACGAACTAGCATGAGTGAGGGCAACAGTGCTTCGGGCGGATTAAAAAGCCCATACGGAAATGTCCCTATTGATGTATCATTCATTCTAGGGCCTACAGGATTACTATATAAAGGGGTTAATACGATATGCTAGCAAAACCTTTACCCTTATCATGGTTAATCCATACAATCGAATATGAGGCTTATACTGACATGAGAGACGAATATGGCAACGATATCATTTTAGACCCAGTAACTATTTCTAACGTACGATATGACGACGGAACGAATTACTCTAGTGATGCTACACAAGATTCGTTGAAGTATGCCGGAATCGTTTTCGTAGATGCATTAAATAGTACAAATTTACCAACAAGATTCAGAGAAAAATCTAAGGTTGTTTTTGACGGAAAAGAAATGGTTATTAATAAAGTCGTTAATTGCTACCATCCACAATCTAATACAATCCATCACTACGAGTTGGAAGTGGTATAATGACAGTACGGATTGATTTAAGTGGGACTAACATACGTTTGCAAGATATAACAGACCGTGGCCAATTCGCTTTAGCTAATCAAATATTGTCTGATTCCAATCAATATGTACCAGAATTAAGTGGAGACTTAAAGCGTTTATCGTATATAACGAACGATAACAAAAGTATCGTATGGAATGTACCCTATGCCAACTATCAATATTACGGTAACTTTAGCAACTATACTAAGCCTGGTACCGGAGGCAGATGGGACCAACGTGCGTCTAGTCGGCATATTAACGACTGGTTGAGAATAATAGAATTGGAGGCTAGTCGGTGAATAACTTAGATTTTTTATGGCGACTAAACGAATTTATCAATTCTTTAGGTTTATATGCTAATTCTAACGTAGGTAATCTTATGGACACCGAAAGTATAAGCGTAACAGCTTTACCTGGAGGCATTACGCAAAAGTTTTATGATGGTATACGCGACCAAGATTATAACATTTCTTTTGTTACGAAATCTAAACAGCAACAAAACTGTGTAAGTGCATTGAATGCTATTCAATATTCATTGCTTACTATAAATGATTTACCTTCTGGCAACGGAAGTTATGTATTCGATAGCTTCGTAAGTGATACACCGCCTAACTTCGTGGTGAAAGATGAACAAGGTTGGTTTATTTACGAACTATCGGCAACAGCAAAACTAACTATTAATAAAGGGGTTGTATAAGTATGGCACGTATTAAAAACGCCCTTACGAGTTACTTCGTGGGAGAATTACCATTAACAGGAACGGTTGAAGCCGACACGGCTACGTTAGAACTAGCAAAGTGGATTACAACAGTAACGGACGATTCAGATGAAACTGTAGAAACGACAGCTTTTTATGATGGAGACGGGACAGCTATTCAGGATGTAACTGGTGTATCTAAAATTTATACTTTTGAAGGTATGTTTGATGTAGAAGACCCGGCTATGAAGTTTATTTCTGATAAAGAATTTGCGCTAGGTAATGATCGAAAAATCGCATTCCGTCAAGTTCGTACAGACGGTAGTGTATTATACGGTCCGGCTACAGTTACGGGTATTAAAGTAACTGGTGGTGTAGCCGAAGAATACGCTACATTCGAATGTGCTATTGCGTGGGACGCTATTCCAACTATTGTCCCTGCTACAATTTAATAATATGGTAAAATCAGATAGAGGGGAAACCTTCTATCTTTTTTTATTACAAGGAGACTAATATATATGAAAATCGTTATTAATACTAAGCACGTTATTCCGGTAGAAATTGGCAAACTGAAATACGAAATTTCGACAGCAGACGAAAATATTCAACGACTAGCTAAGGACCTGGACGCTTGTCAACGCAAATTAAGCGGATTACAAGTGGCGACTATCGAACAAGCGAAAGAAGGGTTGACTGAAATATTCGACATTACACTAGGTGAAGGTACGGGCCAAGAGATTTACAAAGAGTACCCTTCGGTTATTACGCTAGCTGATATTGCGCGACAACTATTAGAGGCGTGGGCTCAAGAAGTGAACGGTCTAATAAATAACAATAATCAAGAAGCTATTATGAAAGAATACGTTAAAAAGAAGAAGTGACATTATGAGGCTATTCGATAAATTACCAGATTCGATACAGGTTAATGGCAAAGAATACGCTGTTAATATGGCATTTGACAACATCCTTCATATTCTCGAAATGTTAAAAGACGACAGGCTTTCTGATGGGGTAAAGGTTCTTACTGGGCTTAATATGCTATTTGAAGAGTTGCCAGACTTGCCTTTTGAGGAGTTGATAGTTGTATGGGGCGAGGCTTTTAATGCTTTGTTAGGTCAAGAACAAGAAATTGAATATGATTTAAAAGGTAATCCAATGCCTAAGCGTAGTAAAGAAGAAAAGAAAAAAGTCTTTGACTTCTCACAAGATTCTGATTACATTTTCTCTTCTTTTATGCAAGATTATGGCATTAACCTTTTTAAAGAACAAGGCGAATTACATTGGTACGAGTTCAATTCATTGCTCAATGGACTATCAGAAAACACTAAACTTCGGAAAGTGATTGAAATACGCCAAGCCCCATTCCCTAAAGGTAGCGAAAACGCTAAAAAACGTGAAGAACTAAGGAAACTAAAAAAAATATATGAATTGAAAGGAGATTAGACATGGCTAATGGTAGCATAACAATAGACGTTTTATTAGATAGCTTACAAGCGCAAAACGGACTTAATAGACTATCTAACCAAGCGGGTAAGCTGTCTCCGGCTTTCGGTGCTGTTACGGTCGCCGTTACAGCTTTAACAACGGCTATTGCGGGTGTCGGTGCTGTTGCTGTTGCCCAATTCCTAGAGGCCGAACAAGCTAGTGTAAAGCTACAAAATCAGTTGGGTATCGGGGCGGAACGGGCGCAAGATTTAACTAATGTAGCGCGAGATATCTATAATAAAGGTTTTGGCGAAAGTTTAGGAGAAGTTACAGAGGCTTTATCTAAAGTTAGACAAAATATTGGCTTCCTTAATAACGAAGACTTACAAGAAGTCACTAATCAGGCTTTAGGGCTAGCGCAAACTTTTGATGCTGATTTAAATGAAGTTACTAGAGCGGGCGCTAATATAGCTAAGGCTTACGGAATTGAAGCGCAAGAAGCATTCGATTTATTAGCTTATGGCGCGCAAAACGGACTAAACTTTAGTGGAGAGTTGTTCGATAACATTTCGGAATATATACCGTTATTCCAACAGTATGGGTACAGCGCGGAGGAGGCTTTTGGTTTCCTTATAAACGGATCGCAACAAGGCGTATATAACCTTGACTACATTAATGATATTGTAAAGGAGTTCGGTATCAGAGCGCAAGATGCTAGTACTACTACAGCAGACGCTTTCGCTAGGTTAGGAGGTAATGCTCAACTAGCATTTGAACAATTCCAAAACGGAGAAATCAGTGTACAACAATTATCAGAAACAACAGGGCAAGCGCTAGCGGGTATTGACGATGCATTATTACAAAACTCTATCGGTGTAGATTTATTCGGAACTAAGTTTGAAGACTTAGGCGCTGACGTAGCTATATCTTTATTTACTGGTAGTACAGCGGTATCTAACTTTGCCGGAAGTGCTAACACTATATTAGACAATTTAGCTAACACAACGCAAGCGCGATTTGATAGCATTGTAAGGACTGTAACGGGCTTTTTAGTACCGATAGGGGCACAGATAGTAACAGCTATAGACAACGCTTTACAAGGCGTTATATCGACCTTTAACACATATCAAGAACAAATATTCACGACAGCTACAGCCGTGTGGACACAGATTGAACCATTCATTACTAACGTATTAACTACTGTTTCTAACTTCGTATCGTTCATACTTACGGAAATAGTTACATTCTGGGAATCTAACGGAGAGCGTATTATAAATATAGTCACAACAGCATTCAATATTATTAGTTCGGTAGTGGAGACGGTATTACCTATCGTGTTAGGCGTAGTAAAATTCGTATGGGGCGCTATTGTTGATGTAATAGAGGGTGCAATCGGGATTATAGACGGCGCTATCAAGTTGTTTAGCGCTGTTATTAACGGAGACTTTACGGCCTTGTGGGAGGCGGTTAAACAGATTTTTAGTAGCGCGGTACAATTCATTGTAGGCCTATTAACATTATCGTTCGTAGGTAGTATCAGAACGTTATTAACTAACTTTGCAACAGCTTCTATCGCAACAATTAGAAGTTTATGGACTAATATAACAACTTCGTTTACAAATAGCGCTAGTGCGGTTACAGGTACTGTAGCTAATTTAGTGAATGGCGTTAGAACGTTCTTTAGTAATCTAGCTAGTGGCGTAATAAACACAGTAAGCACATTTGCAACGAATGTTACAACTTCTTTCGGAAATATCGCGACAAATATATTAAATGCTTTTAGAAACCTACCTTCTCAATTCATTCAGTTTGGTAAAGATATTATCAATGGACTAATTAACGGTATCAGAAGTATTGACGTATTAGCGGTAGTCGGGGATATAGCATCAGGCATGGTTGATAGAGTAAAAGGCGCGTTGCAAATATTCTCACCTTCTCGAGTGTTTAAAGGTATTGGTGAAGATATCAACGCGGGGTGGACTATCGGTCTAGAGGATAGCGCGGGGGATGTTTTAAATGCCGTAACGGGTACTACTGATAGCTTATTAGCAGAGGCTTTAAACGCTAGCGGAAACTTGCTAGGAGGATTCAACGGTTTGAATGTTAATACAGCCGGATTAACTTCAGGGACTTTAGGAACAACGGGATTAAGTGCTAGTAATACTACTAATAACACACCGACACAAGTTAATAATATTACAGTTCGAAGTAGTCGAGAAGAAATAGAAATTGCTAGACAATTAAGAAAGCAAACTTTCGCTTTTTAAAAAGGAGGTTAATATATGATAACTAGTATAATTGCAACTAATTCGCAAGGAGAACAATTCTATTTCGATAAAGAAAACAGGATTGTTAATGGGTTCGACTTGAGCGGATTAGAAGCTAAAGTGAATAGAACACAACGGGCTAGCGGTGGTTCATTATACCAAAATACGATTTTAGAAGAGCGCGAATTGGCTTTCGAGTTACAACTTCGTAGAAATGATAGTACGGAACAAGATATGGATAGTAGACGCGCGAGAATGTATTCTGTTTTTTCTCCATTGAAAAACCCAATACGATTCGACTTTAAAGATTCAATCGGCAACGAATATTATCTAACCGCTTACCTATTAAGCGCTCCTACCATGAAACCGGATAAGAAAAATTATAATCCAGGTTTCCAACGTGCATTATTAGAATTTGTGTGTCCGGACCCGCATATTTATCAAAAAACTGAAACAAGGCTAGAAATAGCAACATTCAGAGGCGGTCTAGAATTTATATGGGAAATACCGACCGAAGGAGACGTATTCGAAGAACGTACAGACAGCTTAGAAGGTAGCATATTCTTTACTGGTAGTGGTCCAGACGGAATGGTTATAAAATTCATAGCTAGCGGTACGGTAGTCAACCCTATACTAACTAACGCTAGGACTTTTGAACGTATAAAACTTAATACAACTATGGAAAATGGAGACGTTATAACAATTAATACCTATACGGGGGAAAGAAATATTACACGGCTTCGTGGCGGTGTCACTGAAAACTTATTCTATACCTTAGACCTAAGTGATTCATCATTCCTTCAACTAAAACCTGGCGACAACTCTTTTGTATATGGCGCTGATAGTGGAGAAAATTTATTGCAAGTGGTACTGGAATACAGAATAAGATTGGTAGGTGTTTAAGTTGGAAGAATTATATATATTCGATTCTAATTTAAATCTAGTTGGAGAAATTAGTACATTCGAAAGCTTAGAAATCGAACGCAATTACTATACAACTAGTAAACTAACTTTGCGAGTTGGTAAAAATAACTTGAATGTTAGAAATTTGATTAACGGAAATATTATAGCCTTAAAGAGCGATTTGTCTTACGGTTATATAATCCAACATTTTTCATTAATAAAAGAAGAGAGCGATATTGTGGAAGTCTTTGCTTTATCGCTCAACTCTTTGTTGGGACGTAGAACTATACCTACACAATCACGTTTCACTGGCGATTTAACTAGAGTAATAGAAAACTTCGTTAATTATAACGCTATACAAACCGTTACAAGTCGAGTTATACCTAATTTATTCATATCTAACAATACTTTATCTAACATTAATGTAGATAGTAGCGCGACGGGTGGTGTATTATCTGAACATATACAGTCATTGGCACAAGAATTCGAAATAGGTATAGAAATATTAATGGACGTGATTAACAAGAATTTACGCTTAGTAGTTTACAAGGGCCCTGATTATTCGATTAATCAAACAGCTAACAATCCTATTATCTTTAGTTTAGATTTTGACAATATACTAGAACAAACCTATTTCGATAGTGTATTAGATTATAAAAACATAGCTATCGTAGCGGGCGAAGGAGAAGGTATTAATCGCGTAATAGTAGAAGCCGGAAATGCCCCAGAGGGTATAGAAAGAAGAGAAGTTTATGTTGATGCTAGGGACTTACAAAGTGTATATCAAGATGAAAATGGTACAGATATAACTATTCCTGATAATGAGTACAGACAACTATTAATACAACGCGGACTAGAGGCTCTACAAGAATATAACAGGGTACAAAACTTTCAAGCGACTGTAAATGGTGTACAATATAATTACGATGTAGGCTTCCTAGTTACTTTTATGGATAGAGAATTAGGCATACAAGACAATGTCCGTATAACTTCCATTTCTACTAAGATAGACCGTAATGGAAAAGAAGTAAAACCTACATTCGGAAATGGTATTATAAGAAAAAGATAGGAGGTCAAACATGGCTTTACAAAGTGGTTTTTTCACAAGTAACAACGGAGACAGACTTTATCAATCAGAATTTTTTACCTCGTATTTTGGTAGTTTTATAGGTAATGGAGTATTTCCTAACCCTTCCAACAACTTACAAGTTATCGCCAATCAAAATTTAACAGTTAATGTTAGCGCGGGTAAGGGTTGGATTAACGGTTATTATTTGCGCAATACTAGCGCTTATTCTATCAGCTTACCATCCGCTGACGGTACTTTAAATCGTATCGACCGTATTGTATTCGCTTTGAACTTTACAACTCGGCAGATTGAAGTTTACGCCAAAAGCGGTGTTCTATCGTCAAACCCAGTTGCCCCGACTTTACAACGTGACGCAACTATTTACGAATTGGCTTTAGCTGATATTCGCATTAATGCAGGAACGGTTAATATTACGCAAGCACAAATAACAGACTTACGCCCTAATGCAAATCTATGTGGTATCGTATCGGGTACTATACAACAAGTTGATGTAACTACTTTATATAATCAATACGCTACAGAATTCGAACAAATGACAGCACAACAGAGAGAACAATTCGCTGACTTTATCGCACAATTAGAGGATGTATTAGATGAAAATACAGCGTCTAACTTATTAAATTTAATTAATGGTTTAGATGATAGGGTTACAGCTTTAGAAAGTCAAACAGCTGATGTAGCAACGGAAGCAGAGGCAATTGCAGGAACAGAAAACACAAAGACTATGACACCTTTAAGAACTAGACAGGCAATAGATAATACCCCTAGTATTGTTCAATTGCAAGCTAATACTGTTAAAAAGAATAATACAAACCAAGATAACACTATAACAGGTTTTCAAGGGACCGCTACTAGAGTTTTCGATACCAATTTCGGTAGTCTAGGACAAAATGGAGACTTTACGGTATTAATTCCTAAAACAAATTTTAACGGAACAATAGAAGTAAATATTACTAGTCAATACGCAAACACTAACGCTACAGGCGGTATGAAAGTTGTATACCATGCAGGTTTTTATCAAACGGCACACTATATACAAATGGAAGTTTTAGAGTGTTCTGATGTTTTAAGAAACGAATATTTCGTAACTGATCTTTCTGATGACGGTTCTGTATATTATTTCAGAATTATAAAAAGACGACCAGACGCGGTAAACGGAACAAGAATAAGTATAACTTTTACAGGGCCAATAAATGCAGGCTATTTAGCTGAAAACTGTTCAGGAGTTTTCGAAGCCAGAACGGATAGCTTGCCTTTTGAAATCAATTCTGGGGTATCACAAGAAATACGCGATTTAAAGTTATCTGGCGTTAGCGCAAAAACCCTTATCGCTAATGCCTTAACAGCTAAGGGTATACCGTCAAATAACAATGAAGATTTTTCAATATATGCCGACAAAATAACAGCTTTACCTACAAAAAGAAGTGCAAGCGGAACGGTAGAAGCGATAAATTCTAGTAATGTTTTCCCACTTTCTACTGGCGTTACTAGTCCTTTCACAACAGTTCGAGTTGATGGTTTAGGTTTTAGACCGTCTAAAATAAATATATGGCGTAGAAATGGAAACCAACGATTTATAACTATTTATGACGCGCGTTCCGAGCCATTTTATGCTTTCGTAGGAGATTTTCAATCGAATACAAGTTCTAGTAACATAAATTACGTAGACGTTTCAAGCGCTAGCTACTTATATGATGGCGGTTTTTTCTTCCCGGTTATAGGTTCGGGTTCACAAACTTTCGAATGGTACGCAGAAGAATAGAGAGGAGAATGTAAATGAAAACTTTAGTTATTTATGACGAACAAGGAAAAGTTGTTTTTGCAAATACAAATACAGATATAAATGAGGGCGAATTTAATCCCCTAGTTGTAACAGTTCCAGAAGGTAAAATGATTATCGGCGTTAACATTGAAACGGGCGAGCCAATTTTTGCGGATATTCCTAAAAGTGAAGTTTCAGAACTAAAAGAAATGCTAGCGCAACAAGAAGAAATGACAGCGGAATTGGAAATGGCTTTAATGGAACTAGCTAACTTAGTGACTGGTGGTGAGGGAGAGTAATGGCTGTTTTATACAAAAATAGAATTAAACGCGAGAAGAACAACGGTACCATTAACCCCTTCACTATCGAAAACGTACCTAATTACTGGAAACAACAAACTTTAAACCTATTAGCCGAAGAGGGTCTGGATGGGTATGGTAATCCTTTAGAAAACAATTAAAATTAAAATTAAAAGCTAGTGTTATAATATTTGTAGCGCTAGCTTTATTTATAGAAAGGATGAAAATTTTTGAGCGTTGAAATGGCGATAGTCGTTGGTATTTTCGGGGCTATTATGACAGCAATTTCCTTATTTAACGTATTGAAGAAAGACAATAAAGCAGACGGTATCATTCAAGGTCAATTGTCAAACGACTTAAGCTATGTCAAGCGAGGTATAGATAACATTACGTTAGAGCAAAAAGACCAGTCGCGCGAAATTATGAGGCTTAAAGAAACTTTAATCCTAACGCAAAACGAAGCGCAAAAGTCATATGAACACGCAGAACGAGCGTATATGAGTGCTACGAGCGCCCATAAACGAATTGATAAATTAGTGAAAAAGGAGATGGAAAATGATGAAAATTAATTGGAAAGTGCGTTTAAAACATAAACCTTTTTTAGTTGCTATGTTTTCGGCTTTAATTTTACTGGTAACGCAAGTAGGTAACGCTTTCGGTGTAGATACTACATTATTTAATGCTGAAGTTACAAACATTTTTAATGCGATTTTAGGTGTGCTAGTAGTTGCCGGTGTTGTTATCGACCCAGTTACACCAGGTTTAGAAGATTCTAAAAAAGCTTTAGAGTATAAGGAACCAGGTAAATGAGTTATACTTTCAAACAACAGCTTTTAGATAAATCTAAATACACCTTAAAATGTCCATATAATATGGTAGCTGAAGAAATAACAATTCATAATACAGCAAACGATGCTAGTGCAGAAAACGAAGCCAATTATCATAATCGCAACAACAATGCAACTAGTTACCATGTAGCAATAGATCATAAAGAAGTTATTCAAGTTATACCGTTTAATCGTAATGCCTTTCATGCCGGGGACGGTGGTAAAGGTAGAGGGAATAGAAAAGCTATTGGCATTGAGATATGCTACTCTAAAAGCGGTGGAGAGCGTTATAAGCAAGCTGAAGAAAATACAGTAAAGTATGTCGCTAAACTTTTAAAAGAGCGTAACTGGAACGTTAGCAAGGTTAAAAAGCATCAAGATTATTCCGGCAAGTATTGTCCACATCGTATTTTAGATGAAGGGCGATGGGAATCTTTTAAAGAGCGAATAGCTAAAGAATTAAGCGTTTTGAATGGTGAGGTGGATGAAAAAGAAATGGAAGAATTAAAAGCAGAATTAAAAGCGTTGAAAGCTAAAGTTTCTAAATTAGAAGAAGATTCAAAGAAAACTGGCAAGTTAGCTGAATGGGCCAAAGAATCGGCTAAATGGGCCAAAGAATCCGGAATCAGTGACGGTAGTCGTCCGGATGACGATTTAACTCGTCAAGAGGCATGGAAGATGTTACACGCTATGAATGAATTATTAAATAAATAAAAAATTAATCCCTTGTGCAACTATGTTGTCATTAGGGATTTTTTAATTTAAAAAAGTTTAAAAACAATTGTTGACCGTATATAAATATATATGTTAAGATGAACTTAAGAAAAAGGGCAACAGCCTACAGGGGGAAATTAAAATGATTAATAAATTACCAAAGAAATTCCAAGGATTAGTAAAAGAAGTAGATTTTTTAGGAAAAGGTAAAGGATACGAAGTTACTTTAACGGATGGTTATACAGTACGTAAAGATAACAAAGTAGTTACAACTTTCGTAGAGAAAAATATGGATGAATTAAAATTCCGTTTAGGAAAGGTGGCTAAATAAAATGAAAAAAGAATATAAAGTATTTGATTTGAAATATGGTATGTGTAAAAAATTCAAAACTAAAAAAGGCGCTGAAAATTTCTATAATAAAACAATTTTAAGTTACGCTAAACAAGATTTAGATATAAGCGGACTTTACATTGAAGAATCGGAGGTTAAATAAAATGAATGTTAAAGAATTGGTTATAGGTGAAAGTTACAAAGTTAGAGCAAGTTGGGAGAGACGTGGGAAAGTTAGTGTTTATTTAGGAGAGAGTGAAGTTTTTAACGAAAGAGAAAACAAACATTTAAAGGCTTATAGATTCGGTTACGGTAAAGGATATATAGATATTTCAGAAAACAAAATAACTTTATTGGAAAAGGTAGGTGAGTAACGTGATTAAACGCTTTCTATTCAGTTGTGAAGCTGATGAAAAATTAAGTCTGTTCGACTGGGTGTATGCTTTAACACCTTACGTGGGAATAAGTTTTGTATTAACATCCATATTTATTAAAAGTTATTTAATGTAGAAATGGAGGTAAAAGTATGATAGGTTTTTTAATGGCTCTAGCGGTCCATACAAGCGACATTAATCAAGTATGGACCAATAACTCAAAAGAAGAAGTAAAAGCGCTAGAAATGGAAGCTACGTTCTATACGGCTGATTGTATAGGATGTTTAGGTATTACCAAAACAGGCCAGGACGTAAGAAATACAATTTACGATAACAACAAACGTATTATAGCTGTTGACCCTAATGTTATACCTTTAGAAAGTATAGTAGAGGTAGAATTGGAGAATGGGGAATCTTTCGAAGCAATAGCGGGAGATATAGGGGGTAAAATCAAAGGTAATCGTATTGATGTATTAGTTTCAAATAACGAAGAGGCTTTGCATTTAGGAAGACAAAAAGCGAAAGTAAATATTAAGGAGGATAACAATGGATAAGAAATTACAATTATGGGAAATATTAAAAGGATTAACCGAAGGCGCTTATATTTGTGGAGATACTTTCATTAATCAAATAGGTGAAATCATTTATATAGATATTAACCATAACTTAGTGATGAACAATGAGCTTATAAATACATTAAATGAATGGGAGTATGTGGATAATGAATAATTGCATGCATAAGCACAGAGTATGGAAAGGTGAGATAGAATTCTGTCTAGAATGTTCTAAGCGAGTTGGTTATAAAGATATGTTAAAAGTAATTATATTACCTAATGGGGGAGGTGAAAAGTAATGAACGAAAGACCAATCATAGATTTTTACAAGCAACGTATTTGCATAGGTGACTTATATTTTATGACAGCGAAAGAGAATGTTCACTTTGATAACATTTGTAAATATGTCGAAGAACGCTTTCAAGATTATTATGCAAGCGAGATAGAAAGTGATGAAGAACTAATCAAATACATTGAGAACAAATACTTTTATGAGCCAGTAAAGCATAGCAATTTATTCTATGTGAATTTTTTCTAGGGGGTGTCTGATTTGCATTGTATAGTTTGTGGAGAATTAGTAGAAACATTGTCTAGAGTATGTTCGGAAGAATGTTCCAATTATTTTCAATCTAGTCTAGAATTAGATTAATTTAACTTGCAATATATAAAGATATATGATAAATTAAATGAGGGGGAAATATTCCCTCTCGATAAAAAGGAAAAGGGAGAGAATTAAAATGAATGAATACTTAAAAGAAGAATTACACGATTTTGAGGAAACGGAAACAGAAACGCGCAAGGAATTTGTTATTGACGATTTATCAGGTCTTACATGGGCATTTCGTAAGCTATCGGCTATCAATCAAGAAATTAAGGAAATTAATCAAGTTGCAGAAGCTGAACGTGAACGCATCAATCAGTGGGAAAAGAAGAAAGTTGGGGTATTACAACAATCAGTAGAATTTTTCGAATACAAGATAAAAGAGTACCATTACAAAGAAATGTTGAAAGACCCTAAAAAGAAGTCAATTAGCACACCTTACGGAAAAGCTAAAAGTGTTACTAAGAAAGCACAACCGAAAATAAAAGATGAATATAAACTATTAGATTATTTAAAGTTAAATTCGCCAGAGTTTTGGTATACGGAAGAAAAAATCAATTGGGGTGAGTTAAAGAAGAGCTTGCATGTTGTTGAGCGAGGAGAAGAATTAATAGTAATAGATGAAAGCGGTCAATTGGTTGAAGGTGTAGAGGTAGAAGAAGCAAATACGAACTTTAAATTGGAGGTAGACTGATGCCGGTATGGAAAGACGTTGTTGGATATGAAGGTATTTACAAAGTAAACGAAAAAGGAGAAGTGAAGTCTTTAGCAAGGTTTAAGTTTAAAGGAAATATCAATTAAATTTAAAGTAAGTGTACCGACTATAAGTATGATATGTAATAACAAAATTTGGAAAGAGGTATATTAAAATGAATAAATCAGATTCTATTATGGAATTATCTAAAGCTTTAAGCAAATTCCAAGGGCAAGTTAAACAACCTAAAAAAGATGGTACTAATCCACACTTCCGTAGTCAATTTATCACGTTAGATAGCGTTATACAAACGATAAATGATACAGCGCCAAAATTCGGACTGTCTTTCTTACAATTTCCTTTAAACAGTGATGATAAAGTAGGTGTTAAAACTATAATATTACACGAAAGCGGTGAGTATATAGAGGGTGATCCGGTATTTGTAAAGCCCCAAAAATTCGACGCTCAAGCGCTAGGGGCGGTAGTTACTTATTTAAGACGTTATAGCTTAGCTTCTATATTTGGTATAGCTAGCGAATTAGATGACGACGCTGAAGGGGCTATGATTAGACAACAAACACCACAACAACAATATAAAAAACCTGTACCTACACAACCAGTAAAGCCTGCTGAAAAAACGTTACAAATGCCAAAAACTTTAGTTGAAGCTGAATCAATGATTATGCCTACTATGTATACAGCCCACGCAGGTAAAACAGTAAAACAAGTATGGGAAAATGATAAGCCTTATTTAGGAAAAGTAGCAGGACACGATAAAGCACCTAGCGAGCTTGTAGAAGCGATTTTAATGTTACAACAGGAAGAAGCAAGCAAAACTATTAAAAACAAAACTACGGGGCAATAAAGCCCATTTAAGGAGAAATAAAACATGGCACAACTATTATTAAGTGTAGAAGATGACTTCAAGAAGTTATTAAAAATTAAGGCGGTAGAGTATGATACTAGTATGAAAGCTTTAGTCGTTACAGCTGTCAATGAATATATTGAAAAACAAGAAAAGTCCCGTAATTAGGGGCTTTTTTATTTTTTATATAAATTTACGAATATTTTGTTGACTATATAAATATATATATGGTAAGATGAAATCACAAACGATAGAACAAGATTCTCGCAAGGAGGAAATTAAAATGGAAAACAATTTAACGCTTTTAAAAGATGGTAAGATTCTAGTGTGGGGCGGAAATTTTCCGCGTTATTACAAAATAGATGGAGAAAATTTGTTATGGTCTGATAATTTAAAAGATTGGTATAAATCTCAACAGTCTGTGATGTTCATATCTGATTTTGATTTAAAAGAATATAAATAATTCGAAATGGGCTTTTGCCCGTCTGTACTCTTAAGCAAGGTACACTGATGAGATAGCTTAATAAATTAATAGGAGAGTGTTAAAATGAATGAATTAATTTTCAGTTTCAGAGGTAACAATGTAAGAATGGTAGAGAAAGAAGGAGAAGTTTTATTCCTTGCAAAAGACGTATGTGAAGCTTTAGGTATTAAAAATCATAGAGAAGCGGTATCTAATTTAGAAGAAAATGAGAGGGTGTCGGTTAAAATAGACACCCCTGGCGGAAAGCAAATAATGACATCTATAAACGAATACGGTCTTTATCAATTAATAATGAATAGTCGTAAACCTGAAGCAAAAGAATTTAAACGTTGGGTCACTCACGAAGTATTGCCTAGCATACGCAAACACGGTGCTTACATGACAACAGAAACAGCCGAAAGAATACTAGAAGACCCAGATTCAATGATTAAGTTATTAGAAGCGTTGAAAGAAGAACGCGAAAAATTAGTAGAATACAAGAAAGAAGTACAACCAAAAGTATTATTTAGTGACGCTGTTAATAACGCGGAAAACACTATTACAGTTGCCGAACTATCTAAAATCATTACACAAAACGGTTATGCTATCGGACAAAACAAAATGTATGAATGGTTACGTAATAACGGTTACCTAGTGAAAGCTAACGGCCAAAACTGGAATACACCTAAACAGCGCTTTGTTGAATCAGGATTATTCGTTATTAATGAATCAGTAACACTTAAGGGTACAAAATCGGTAGTAACTACTACAACTCGCGTTACAGGAAAAGGCCAACAATACTTTGTAAATAAATTTTTAGGAGGCTTATTTGTTGAATAACAAGGAGATTTTCGTATGGGCTTTCCAACATCCTTACCTTTACACATTAATAGAATTAAGGTTGCCCGTTACGATCGCTGTTGTCTTGTTGGCTATCAAACTACTAACTAGCTTTAGAAGGGTGGTTAAATGATGTTTAGAGTGTTATCGGGTCCATTCCATGACTTAGCTAATTATTTGTTTATGGAAAGACAAAGAGAATTATTAGCTAGTGCATATGACAACGATATTTATTATAAAATCGACATATCTGAAAAACAATATGAAACCATTACCAATGATAAAAACTTCTTGCCTAACTCATATGTCTCTTTAAACGGTGTTTACGCAACGATAGGGAAAGATTTTGGGGATAGTGGAACAAATACTAGGTATTACATTAAAATTCATCTAGGAGGCTTCTAATGGCTAATAAGAGGAATTATAAAAGAAGCGAAAAGTATTTAAAGGTATACGTGCTTTATAAGGATGAAGAAACAATAGCCGTTGGAACTATAGCCGAAATAATGGAACAAACAGGATACACAGAAATGGGCCTAAGGTTTTTCGGTACACCTTGCTATGCTAAACGCACTAAAAATGGTAAGAGATTAATATTATTGGAGGATTAGGGCTTAATTGCCCTATTCTTTACAATCATAACTTGACAAATTAATAGTTTTCAAATAATATGAAAATATCTTAAAATAAGGAGAGTTTGAAAATGTCTAACTATTGGGTAAAAACAAAAGATTTAGAAATAACGTACGAGGTCAGTCGAGAAGCCGTTCGTTTATGGAGAGAGCAAGGGTTACCGCATGTTAAAAAAGGTGAAAAGACGTACTTATACGACTTGCTAGAGGTTGATAATTGGTTACGTGACAGAGGGAACAAGCGTTCAAAAAGATATTAGGAATAAAAAGGAGGTATAACATGATTACTATTTACGCTTTAATATCTAAAATAGAAGTGCAAAAAGATTTTTTTGTTGATGAAGTGGTGTATGTAGGTATGACTAAAAATTTAAAAAGGAGGTTGAGAGAGCATAAAGAAAAAGAATTTTATAAATGCACAGTATTAGACCAATGTGAAACAAAAGAACACGCTAAAGAATTAGAGGATTATTATATAAAGCTTTTTAATCCGAAATTAAATAAGTGCTTAAATTATTTAGGTGAATACGGGAAAATGCAAGATATTATAAAAAGTTATAATATAGACAACTTCGGTCTTTTTTGCGAAATTTTAATCGAATCGGATGTAAAACCTGTATTTAAAGATAATTACAGCAAAATAGAAATGGATAGAGTTTATAGAAGGTATAATGATTTTAGGGGGCTATATAAATGAAAAACCAAACTAACTTTGTAAGAATAGAGAAAAGTAAAGACTTTTCGGTAATTAATAATACGGTATTAAGAGACGAAAGACTTTCGTGGAAGGCAAAAGGTATATTGGTCTACTTATTACACTTGCCAGACAATTGGGTTGTTAATTTAAATGAAGTTGCAACTCATTCTAAAGATGGATATGATTCTTTTAAAAGCGGTATAAGCGAATTAAAGAAATTCGGTTACGTGGAAAGGAAACAAACTAGAGAAGAAGGCACAGGGTTTATAAAATGGGAAACTGTAATCAGGGAGATACCTTTAGAAGATAAACCACAAATGGAAAAACCACAAAGGGAAAAACCCTTAGGGGAAAATCCCTTAGTGGAAAATCCCCATCTATTAAATACTAATAAACTAATTACTAATAAAATAAATACTAATAATAAAACATATGTACATCAAAATGTACCTGCGTATGAAAAAGATTTAAATTTCGAAAAGTTTTGGAATACTTATAACAAAAAAGTTGGTAAGTCAAAAGCAATGAAAGCTTTCGATAAAGTAGCTAAAAAACATTCTATTAACGAAATAATAGAACACACTCTTAATTACATGGATTACTTACAAGCAAAAGATAGTAGCTTTAAGTACCAAACATACCCTACTAAGTTTTTGAACGAATTTAACCTAGAAGACGATTATGTATCGCTTAAAAATTCGCTTTACGAAGAAAAACAAAACTTTACAAAAAACGGAAACAAAGGTTATAATCCTTACGGGGCTTTAGAAAACGAATTAAGAGCATACGAGGAGGAAAAATAAAATGAGTAAAGGTAAATACAGAGTTGTTTATACGTTATTTTGGGAAGATTCTAAGGTATCGGAAGAAATGACACCAGAAGATAAATATTTTATGTTATATCTATTAACTAATCCTAGCACTAAACAATGCGGGATATATGAAATATCAACTAAGAAAATGGCATTCGATTTAGGTTATAGCATAGAATCGGTTAAATCTTTATTAGAGCGCTTTGAATCTTACCATAAAGTCATTAAGTACAATAAAGAAACTAGGGAAATGGCAATATTGAATTGGGGAAAATACAATTTAAACAAAGGTGGTAAGCCGGTAGAAGATTGTATCAAGTCGGAACTTAAGGAAGTAACTGATTTAGAACTTATAAAATTGGTTTCTAAAGGTATAGCAGAAGGTAGAATAAAGGCTTTATATCAAGCTTTTTACGATACGTGTGACGATACGTGTGACGATACGTCGACGATACGGGGACAAAAAGAAAAAGAAAAAGAAAAAGAAAAAGAAAAGAATAATATACGTCCTAACTTTTCAAGTTTTGACATTGAATCATCTAAAAGGTTATTTGATTTAATATTAGAAAATAATCCAAATGCTAAAAAACCAAATTTAGAAACTTGGGCAAATTCAATAAGATTAATGAGAGAAAGAGATAAACGAACGGAAGAACAAATAATGTACGTTATAGAATGGTGTCAAAAAGATAATTTTTGGTTTAAAAACATTCTATCTACTTCTAAACTAAGAGAACAATTCGATAGATTGGTACTTGAAATAAAAAGTAAAAGTGTTAAAGTTAAGAACGAAAGTAAATTAATTACAAATGAATCAAAACCATGGGAGGTCGGAACAAATGAATTTACAGGAATTGAACAAAATAGCAGAGGTAATTTACAACAATTACCAAAACCAAATGAGAAATATGGATACAAAAGCTTTCTATGAGAATCTAAAGTTGTTCCTAGCTGACGAGCCTTATCAGAAGGTATCTAAAAACCTTTTTAATCATATTAAGGAGAGTAGTTACCTTCCGAGCATTAAAGACCTTGTGAAGGACGATAGGGACGTTTTACGAGGTGTACCAACAGCAGAGGAAACAGAAGCTTATATTCAATCAATGGAAGAACATAAAAAAAATGCTTTACCTAAAGAAGTAGTGGATAGCTACTTACAAAAGATAAAAAGCATTATTGGGGGTCTTGAATAATGGAAGACAAGTTACAATTACTTATAAACTTAGATTTAGAGAATAGTATAATAGGTGGTATCCTTAAATACCCAGAACTAATGGAAAAGTGTTTAGTTAAGTCTGAATACTTTTATTATACCAACAATAAAACAATTATGCAGGTTATAGAAGACATATATAAGAAAGGTATTAAGCCAGACTTAATGGCGGTTATTAACAAAGCTATTGAAAAGCAGGTATTAGATAATGCAGGTGGATACAAATACATTCAAGAGTTAACGCAAGCGGAATTTTCGGCGAACACATTTGAACAAACGCAAAGACTTTTATTGGAAAAGTACCAAAAGCGCGAAGCATATATGTTAATGCAAAAGAATATGGAATTGTTGATAGATTCTGATTTCGGTAACTTTAATGACAAAATGATTAATGACCTAGCCGATATAAGCGACAGAACTTCTTTAGATTCAGAAGACGGAAGCGTAAAGGAAGCGTTACAAAACGTATTCGAATCAATGCAAGTGTCTAATACAGGTATTAAAGGGGCTTCTAGTGGTTTTGAGACATTAGATAAGTATATCAATGGTTTACAACGCAAGAAGCTAATCGTTATAGGCGCAAGACCTGCAATGGGTAAGAGTGCAACAGTTACAAACATAGCAGAAGCGCACAGTATTAAAAACGATAAACCTACTGTAATTTTTTCGTTAGAGATGTCTACCGAGGAAATGGTAGAAAGAATGATTAGTAGTGTAGGGAACGTAAATTCAGAATTAATGCGTAATCCGGTACAAATGTTTAATGACAAGCATTGGGAACGAGCTACACATTCAATAGGTGCAATAGGGTCATCTAAGATACATATTTTCGATAAGCCTGCTGTCGATATGGCATACATTAAACAAAAATGTAGATTAGTACAACGTAAATATCCGGGTGAACATATGGTTGTGTTCATTGACTACTTACAATTGATTAAAGGCGACCCAAGACTTGAAGCTAATAAAAATATACAAATAGGCGAGATTTCAAAAGCCTTAAAGACAATGTCGAAAGAATTAGATTGTACCGTAATAGCTTTATCGCAACTTTCTAGGAACGTGGAGCAACGACAAGATAAAAGACCCATGCAATCCGATTTACGCGACAGTGGGCAAGTAGAGCAAGATGCAGACATTATAGGAATGTTATATCGCGACGAAATTTACAATCCTAACACAACAGACAAAGATATTATGGAATTGATTATTGTTAAAAATCGAGGTGGACGTATAGGTACTATTAATCTTAAATTCCATAAAGAAATATCTAAGATTGTAGACTTTAAACAATAAATAAAAGTTTCTGATTTTTTTTACAGGAAATAGTTGACAACTATATTTATAGAATGGTATAGTAGTCTTAGCTTAAAAAGGAGGCAAGAAATGGAAAACGTTAAAGAGGGTCAACGAGTTATAATTTTCCATTACTACAGCAAGAATGAACACGAATATGGAGAAGTTGATTGGATAGGTAAGAATGTTATAACGATCTTCTTGGATAACGGTATCGAATATTGCGGGACAGTAAAATCTAAAGGTTATTCATGGGACACATTAGAAGACATGGACGAAGAATTCTTAGATGAACTAGAAGAGGTTGATCATTTAACGGCAGAACAGTTTAAAAGCTATATGGAAAAAGCGCTTGATGGTTACGCTGATAGAAAGCTTAAACAATGGATTAACGAAGAAATGCCAGTACCAGACGTATTAACAAAAAAAGACTTCCAAGAAATGCTAGACAAGGCTTTAGACAGCAAAGATTATGAAGAAGCTTATCGAATCGCAAAGAAAATGGAGGGTATGTAAAATGAAGTTAAATTGTCATTATGGCGAAAACGATTTTTTAGACATTAAATTGAATGAAGATAGCATAGTTTTTAATTCTTATTCAGAACAAGATGGTAATTGTATAGCGATAGTTTTAAAAGAAGTAGAATTAGAAAAATTTAAAAAAATTATGTCGGAGGTTATGTAAAATGAGCGAATTCAAATGTAAACGAGAAGAAAATAGTAAATTGTATGTGGATGAAATCGACAAAGAATCAATGTTATTCCTAAATGAAGGTCTAGAAGTTGAGAAGTATTACGGCAAAGACGGGAAATACTTATACAGCGTTATGGGCATTGTTCTTAGTAAACAGGATGTTAGAAGTTTAGTAGGAAAGTTAGAGGTATGGTTGAATGCAAATTAGAAATGGCATAGCAATTGTTCAAATGCCAAAAAAAATGAAAAGACGTGTACCTCCTAACTTTAAATTAGAAAGCGTGACAATGATTAAAGGGAAAGAAGGAACTATTAGACTACCGAATTTTGAGCCGGTATTAAAACTTATGAGAGAGAAGGGATGGAAGTGAATCAATATAATTTGTTAAAAGACGTAAATATAATTTTATCTAACAAGATACGTAGTTTAGAGAACGAATTGAAGCAAGTACTAGCTTCAGACAATTGGAATATTGCTCGAAATATTCAGAAACTTAAGATTGAAAGAAAAATTAAGTCATTTGAGAAACGAATTAAGGAAAATAAATTAAAAATGAAAGAAATGTTTGATTTAGGCGGAAGAAATAAGGATATAGCTTTATACTTTGGATGTAGCCCTAGTTTAATAGGGCGTTACAAATACTTATATAAGAATGGAGAAATTTAAAAATGAATGTTTTTTCGGGTTTAGGTAATATAGTGCGTGACGTAGATTACAAGGTAACAGCTTCAGGAATGGCAATTGCAAGCTTCACAATCGCGGTTAAACGTCAATTCAAGGATAAAACTTCGGGGCAATATGAATCAGACTTTATT